ATAAATTTTTCTTTTTATTCAATTTTATTAAATATTTAGAAAATGCCTCTTCAATTAAAAAAATATATAATAATATGTTATATGAGACCTTATGAGGATTTAATGAAGAAAAATAATACCCATCAATTATTTTTGGTGATTATTTTATTAGGTTATATTATTTTTAACATTCAAACCCCCCATTTTTTAGCCCCTATGATTGATAATATTTTTGGAAATATTATTGTTATCATTATTGCTTTCTTTGTATTAGTTCATTCTAATCCTATTATGGGAATAATTTTTGTCTTTGCTGCTTATGAATTATTAAGAAGATCTAGTGAGGCTACTGGAACTTCTGCTATTAAAAGATTTTTACCTTCCCAAATGAAAATGGATAGTCATTTATCTGCATTTAATCAATTTCCTGTTACTTTAGAAGAACAAATGGTTAATAAAATGGCACCATTAGTAGAAACATCTGGTCCCAATCATTTACATTATCAACCTGCTTCTGGTCATACCCATAATGCTATGAGTGTCACCGATACTACTTCAGTAATTTAAAATAAAAATATAATAATACATTTATTATGATATTTTTAAGAGGCTGTTCCTTTTTTCATTTTTTTAAATAAAAAACTAGCTCCTTTTGTAATACCCATTGCTGCTACAATACCTATTAATATATATAAAAAAGGTTTTAATTTTTCCATTATTTCTTCCGTATTAACATCCGAATCGTTATTGCTTCCACTTGATTGTTTAACTAATAATTGACCTTCTTCGTCTACAGGTTGACAATCTATATAAATTTGGTCCCGGTTATTCTTTCTAGAATTGGCACCATCTTTATTGTAAAATAAATAATTGTTTCCTATTGTTGATTGCACAGTTGTAGGTTTTATTATTTTTTGTAATTTAGATACTATTTGAGAAGGTATATTTAATGCATGTTGTAAATCAAATACTACATATGCATATTTGCCATTACATGGACTATAAGGTAAGGTGCCTGTGTAAGAAAAATAAGGCACTCTATTAGGAATAAAATTATCTAAACTAAAAGCCCCTCCTGAAAAAGTCATAGATTCATTTTCTTTTCCTATTCTTATTGCTGCTTCTTCTAATAATGTTGTCAATTGGGAAGATCCTTTATCCGTTTTTCCTCCTTCAGAAATAGGGATACTTGTTATTAAATTTTTTCCATTTCCTCCTTGAATAATTAAAATCTCTCCAATTGCATTGGTTCCATTATATTTATGGAGAGATGGTTGATATATTCTAATTTCGGATACATTGTAGCCAAGATCATTATAAATAACAGGTGGTTTAAGTGTGGGACTAGTGTAGTTTAATGATAAATAATTTAAATTATTGGTAACATTAGGATTATAAGTTCCATAATCATGGTTAAAATCGCATAATAATGTGCATGGACCTTGAATTTTATCTTTAGTTATATTCATTGGAGCGGTTGCATTTTCACAAGTAATAGTTGCCATATTAATATAAGTAAATAAAATAAAAGTTAAATAATACTTTTTCTTAAAGTATTATATAATGAAATTGTCCAAGCATAAATTAAATAAAATTAAAGTAAGAAAAGAAGGATCAAGAAAAAAGAAGCATTTAAGAAGAAATAAGAAGAAATTTGAAAATTCCAAAAAGAAACATAATAGAAAATCCCATCTTAAAAATAAAACATTGAAAATTTATTTTGGTGGTGCTAATGAAGATTGTCAATATTTAAATATACCGGCGACAGATAAATTAAATATTAATAATATTTTTTCTCAATATTCTCAAGAACAAAGACTTGATTTTTTAAATAAATATTATAATCCTTTGCAAAATTTAAATTGTTTACAAGATGCTCATAAAAATTTATTAGCTCTTTTACAAACATTCTATCGCAAAAATAAAAAGACAACTAATGAAGTTTTAGTTGCATTAAAGGATGTATGGGATGTTAATTTACCTGAACAAACTGAACTCACACCAGACCAAAGAATATCTTTACAAATAAATTTAAATGATATTAAAGGTCAAGCACCTACTCCAAGCAAACCGGTTAAGTCAGATAGTATGAGACAAAAAGCAAGTGAACAAGATACTGCTAATTTAATTAAGTTATGTGAATCTATACCTCCTATTAATGATACAAATGTTTATCAAGAAAATATTGATGCTATATCTAATGAAATTAAAGCTAAGTCTACTAAATCTATTATTGCAAAATCTACCAATTTAATTAGACAAATTGGTAATATAGACTTATATGCTGTAGAAACTACTTCTGAAGGGGATTGTATGTACAGTTCTTTTATTTATGGTCTTTTACTAAAGCAAATTGGAAAATGGAATCAAATTCCTGGATGGAAACCAGTTAAAGATGAAACTAGTAGTAAATGTAATTATTTAGGTAATTTAAGAGGTGTATTAGCTGATTATATATGTAAAAATAGGCCACAATTAAATACCCTGTTTGATGATATAGCATTGCAACGAGCAATCGAACGAATTATAAATAACAAGTGGGGAGAAGAAACTGAATTAAAAATATTGGCTAGAATGTTTGATGTTTGTTTAGCTGTTTTTAAAGGAAATGATATTGGAAATTTAAAGAAAATTAATAAAAATATAGAATTTTATAATAAAACAGGACAAGAGTTTACTAAGGATGAAGGTGAAGGTGGAACATCAGATCAAGATATTAAAAACATATGTGGAAATAGTGTCGTTTATATTATTGAATATGGTAATATTCATTTTCAAAGTGTTGTTCCTATTCTAAATCCTGTTCCACCGGGAACTCCTCCTCCTCCGGAAAATTTAAAACAATCCTCTCAACAAAAACCTTCCAACTCTAGTCCTAAACCATCAGGAATGCCCGATACAGGTTTAGACAATATATATCCTTGTTCTGTAGATGGAATAAATGCCGAATTGCCCGAAACCGAAGAAGAGGCTTCAAAAGTATTGGCTAAACTAGATTCTATATTACTACATTGTTCTGATTCTCCATCAGATATTGCACCTATACTAAATTTTTATATGGAGTATATTGAGAATTATAAAAAAAAATTTGGTAAAGATCCTAAGGTTATATCTGAACATTGTCAAGATCTTTTTACAGGGGAATATGATTTTAACATAGTTCCTGACAATGAAGAGGAAGGCATAAATAAATTTAATAAATTATTAGAATTAATTGTAGAGCAAGAAAGAAAACCTGAATTTAATTGTGTAGGAGCTGCTCATATGGCACTAGATATATATATTAAAAAACTTGAAGATAAATTTGGTGAAGATATTTTATTAAAAGACATGACTCAACCATTAGGAGATTGTGAAGAACTATTAAAAGATGAAATGTCTCCTGAATTAGTCCCAAATACTAAGGAAGATGCTATAAAAAAATTAAAACAATATGAAGCTATGTTGGAAAAGGATAAAAATCAAGATGCAAGTAGATGTGAGTCGCAAATTGCTCCTGCATTAACTAAATATAAACTTAAAATGGAACAAATGTATCCTGTAGAAGGAACAAGTGCACCAGACGCAAGTGGAACCACACCAGACGCAAGTGGAACCACACCAGACGCAAGTGGAACCACACCAGACGCAAGTGGACCAGATACAATTTCTAATGAAAAAATAGAAGAAATATTTAATAAAATACAAACAGATGGCCAAATTAATCAAGTAAGACTAATTAAATTTTTAACTAATACTAGTGATGAAGATTCGATATTAGTAAGAAAAGTAATTGGATTTGATGAACCCTTAACAAGGAGTCAGATAGGTGAAGTTAGTAGCTTAGGAAGTAAAGATACTTGGTCTAAAAATGCACAAATATATTATTCATTAATTAACAGTTATCAAAAAATGCAGACTGGTGGAGGAAAAATTTTACAAAAAGGAGGTTATGGAGAAATGAATTTAGAAGGATTTACTAAATTTGTAAATTGTGGACAATATAGAGATAAATCTCAAAATACTTTTGATTGCGCAAATGTGAAAATACCAGATTTATCATCCTCCTCTCCAAATACATCATCTAGTTCCTCTAGTTCACCTAGTTCATCTAGTTCATCTAGATCAGTTCCTTTAGCAACGGCAACTCCGGTTGATCCAGGAAATATAACATTAGAAGTAAACGAAAAGCAATATAGTTCTGATATAAAAATGGTAACTGTTAATATGTTTGTTCCTAACCAAAGCAAAGTTATAGTTAAAAATTATGCTCATAATACTGCAGCAGAAATGGTTTCATCTTTACCTGCTGGATTACCTGCACCAGATACAAGTATTCCCTCCCCTGCAGGAACAACTTCTACAAGTGCTTCTCCAGATGCCCCTTAAAATACAAAAATACAATCTAATCAAGAAGGTCAAGATACACTTAATATATCATCAAGCAGAGCATCATTACTAGATTATGTATTTTCTGAAAATCCAAAGGAAGGTTCATTGTCTACTGAAAAAGGTATGGAAGACATAAATTAAAATAAAATTGATTACTTTTATTATAAATATTTAAATATAAACTTAAATAAAGTAATCAATTATAATGTTTAGATATATAATTTCATGTTATTATTGGATTTCTGTATATATATGTAATAGTTCTGTTTTTAAATTTAAACATAAAAATAGTGATACTGATTCATTTTTAAATGATGAAGAAATAATAAAAGAAATAGAAAAAAAGGAATATAATACATCATATAAATATTATATGGACCATGAAGAAGAACAATTAATCCCATTGAAAAAATCAAAAACAGAAATATTTGTTAAATTTAAATGTGGATATTGTTCTAGACCTATAGACATACCTCAGTTTATGTATGCGGATAAAGCATTTTGCACTTCTCGTTGTAGGTCTAATTTAATCATCCAGGAGGAAAATTATTTAAAAAAAGGACAAAGTATCAGCTTCAGCCTTTAAACAAAAGGAATATATTTCATTACAGCATTATCATATAAAGTAACTTGGAAAGCAGCATCGATACCATCTACATATACCGTGTCTCCATTGGAAATTTCATCACATCCATATTCATTAGTGCAACTTTTAGATTTAAAAGAAACAGGTAATTTGATTGCATTATTTTTATCGCTCATGGTATAATATTGCCATTTATCTCTAGCTACAAATAAAGGTCTACCCATTAATGGGAGAAGCATTTCAGGTCCATTCATTCTTTTTAATAGTCCTACTTGCCTATAGTTTGTATCAATACTTTGTGTACCTATATTTATAGGTATACCTCCTCTTATATCCGTGGATTGAATAATTCTTTCGTCTCTTAAGGGGGGAGCATAAGGATTAAGTAAAACATCTTGTTGCACATTAGAAAAAGAATAACTAGGACGGGGAAATAAACCAGTAGAAGGCGGAGTATTAATTTTTTGACTGGATATAGTAATTTCGTTAGTATTTTGCCTGGAATACATGAAATAAATAATAATTATTAAAGCAAAAATTACAAAAACAAATGTAAAATTTTCAAAACAAATAACACCTGGAGGACATTTTGCCATATTATATAATATCAAATGAAAATATTATATAATGTTTAAAAACTTATAAAGATTGAGATTAAGCAGAATCGTCCTTTTTATCACCTGTAAATTTAGATAGTAAGCCTCCCATTTTTTCTAAACCAGATAAATCTAGATTATTTAAGAAACCTTCAGCAGTCTGTATAAAAGGAGTCATTTTATTAATATTATCCATTAATTCTTTTTGTTGATTTACAAGACTAGCAGTTTGTTGAGTAAGTCCTTCAACACCACCTTCTCCAATTTTGGATTGTAAATTTTCATATGCTTTTTCTAAAGTATTGGCATAATCAATTCTATTTCCCTTTCCTTTGGTTTTTGATTGATTTTGTGGTTCTCCTTGGATTCCATCCATACCTTCTTTAGCAGCTTCGGCACCAGCATTTACTCCCGCACTAGTAGCATCTTGTCCGACCTTCTCTTTTTTAGCATCTTTGTCTACTTTTTCAGCATCTTTATCCATTGATTTGCCTATATTTTTTTTTCCTTCTCTCATGGTTCCCATTCCTTCCTTAGTAGTATAAATTACTTTAGGAGATCGAGTTGTAGCAAAAATAGAAGTAGTAATAATAGAAATAATTAAAACAATAATCATATTTTTACTAAAGTAGGTGGATAAGAAACCAACAATTAAAAAGAAAACAACTGCTTCCAAATTGTTAGTGATCAAATATCCTAATAAATTTAAAATGGCTACGACAAAAACGATGTATAAAACATTTTTATCATTTAAAAGTTGGTCCATTTTTGGCATCTTAATTTTAGATTTCATTATATAGTAATACTAGAAAAAATTGATTAAAAAATATATATTTAAAAACTGAAAGTAAATTAAACATGGTTAATTCTAAATTTAAGTTAGCAATTGTAAATTTATGGAATGGGAAAATTCATGGGCAAATACCTGATAATGAAATACCCAATGAAGAACAATTATCAAAATACTTTATTAATGATTCTTCAATAAATATAGAGGAATTCTTTGATAAGCAAAATTATAGGTATATGGGAAGGTATATAAAAATGATGAATGAACAAATTAACTACATGATAGATTTAAATCAATTTGGTGAATATTATGGCCCTATATTTAATAATCTATTGGATAAAAAAATAATAGGATTACAAATAATTGAACCTATAACCATTGGATATTATGAATTAGCAATGATAAAAACACATTGGATAAGATTAATTCAAAGAAGATGGAGAGAAATAAGAAAAAAAAGATTAAATGCGAAAAAAAACATCTTTAATTTAAGACATAGAGAGATTTATGGAAAATATCCTGATAATTGTAACATACCATTTAAATTGGGTCTATAAGTATGTTAAAAATAAAATTTAAATAATAATTTAAAAAAATTCAACTTATTTTTTAAATGAATTTAATTAATCTCTCTATTTTCTCTCTAGTAAACCAATTTACAAAAGTCTCAATATTAAAATATAAATAGGAGATGTATACAAAAATAAAATATCTTATGGAACTCTTTGAAAATAGATCAATAGAGAGAAAATAGAGAGATTAATTAAAATTCAAAATTAAATAAGTTTAAAGTTTTATATTAAATATTTTATCAAAATAAATTGGTTTTTTTTTTTGGTTTTTATACATAAAGTATAAATCAATATTAAAAGATAAGACCAAAATAAAGAGAATAGATTTAATTATAAACGACGGCATATTTCCAGTATGGTAATGATATATAATTAATAATGCTGTAGCTAATAAATTAAAAAAATTAATAGCTAAATCAATTAAAAAAACATTATTTTTTATCTTGCCATATTGCCAACTTAGATAAAACGAAAAAAAGAAAACACACTGAATAATAAAATAAAAAAGTATTTTAAAGTTTTTGTGGTTAAATATTTTATTCATATTAAAATATTTAAATATTATTTATTTATCGTCTTCCTTTTTTTCTAGAATTTTTTCCTCTTCTTCTTCTCTTTCCTTTTCCTCTTCTGGATTTACCATATGTGTATCCTCCTATAGTTGAGCCTCTCATTGGAGGAGGAACATAGGAACCTGGTTTGGCACTACTAGCAGCCTTGGCGGCGGCATCCGCAGCAGGGTTACCAACTGCCGCTCCAGCAGTATCTATAGCACCAGCAATACTGTCAATATCTTTTTTAAGTAAATTTAATTGACTTTCTAGTGCAGCTGTATCACTCATGGCAGTAATACTAGCTTTTAACTTATTCAAAGTTGATTGTTGTCTATCATTAGCACTCTTAATTAATTCTTTGACTTGGGCTTTGGCTTGAGCACCTTGTCCTTTAATTTTATCAATATTCCCTTGAAGTGCTTGAACTTGTTTATTACAATCAGAAATAATTTTCATTAAATTTGCCTTATTAGCAGTAAGAGCTTTAGATGTAGTCTCTACAGTAGCGACTAACTCTTGTAAGTCTGCCATTTTATTTAAAGTTGCTTGGTAATCATCGTCTCCACTTGACATTATATATTTTACTTATAAAAAAATATATAATTATCCTTTTCTAATTAAATTTGCTAAAGAGTTCCTACTTTTACGCAACGATTCTTGTACTTTTTCTATTTTCGGAAATATATCATCAATATTAGGGGTTTGAACACTATCAATTTCAGTTAATTCCATTTCATCTTCTTGAATCGTAGAGAGAATATTGAATAAAATAGATTCTTGTTTTTTTAGATCTTGATTTATTTTTTTTAATTTCTCTCTACTATTCTTGGTAGTAGCCTCCATAGTTCCTATTTTTTTTTCTCTTTCTTTTAATAAATTCATTATTTCTTCTAATGATACCTCACTCATCTATATTATCCGTAGAATTAATATCTTCTTCGTTATTTTCTACTAAATCATCTATTTCACTTTTTAAAAATGATATTTCTTTCATAATTTCTCTCTGTTCTTGTTTTGATTCCTTTAATTTATTATCTGTTAGTTTTAAATCTACACTTATATTTTCGATATAATCGTTTAATCTTTTTAAAAATACAATTTGTTGCTCTTTTTGTTCTATTATATGTTTATTATAATTATCATAATCCTTTGCTACCTCTCTTAATAAATCATTTTCTCTCATATTACTTTTTAATTGTTGCCTCTTTGCACATAAAATTCTTTTTCTATTTTCTAATTCTGCTTTTAATTGAAAAATCTTTTGGTCTCTCAAAGCTAAATTCATCTTATATATTTATTATACTATTATTTTCTCTCTTTTTCTCATTATCACTACATTCCTACATAAATATTCCAAATTAATTTTAAAAAATGCACTACATTATGTAGATAAAATGATAAATTTAAAAGATATAAAAATCTAGACATATAATATTTAGGATGTCCAAATCTCAAACAGAACTTTTATTACAAGAAGACGATAGTAGATATGTAATGTTTCCATTACAAGACCAAGACATATGGAAAATGTATAAAAAACAAGTCGATTGTTTTTGGAGGGCAGAAGAAATCGATTTAAGTAAAGATATGTCGCATTGGGAGGCTTTAACAAATGAAGAAAAGTATTTCATTAGTCATATATTAGCTTTTTTTGCGGCAAGTGATGGAATAGTTTTAGAGAATTTGGCAGCAAGATTTATGGGAGAAGTTCAATTAAGTGAAGCAAGAGCATTTTATGGTTTCCAAATAGCGATGGAGAATATACATTCCGAGAGCTATAGTTTGCTCATTGATACATATATAAAAGATAGAGAGGAAAAAATGACTTTATTTAAAGCCATTGATAACTTTCCATGTATTAAAAAGAAGGCCGATTGGGCTATTAAATGGATACAAGATAAACGCAGTTCTTTTGCTACTCGATTAATAGCATTTGCTTGTATAGAAGGTATTTTCTTTTCAGGAGCATTTTGTAGTATTTTTTGGTTAAAAAAGAGGGGTCTCATGCCTGGATTAACATTTTCTAATGAATTAATTTCTCGTGATGAAGCATTACATACAGAATTTGCTATATTATTATATAGTAAATTAAATAAAAAAGTAAATAAAACTCGTGTAATGGAAATAATCAAAGAAGCAGTAGAAATAGAAAAAGAATTTATTAGTGAAGCACTTCCTTGTAGATTAATAGGAATGAATGGTGAGTTGATGTGTCAATATATAGAATTTGTAGCAGATCGATTATCCCTTCAATTAGGATATGATAAAATTTACAATAAATCTAACCCATTTGATTTTATGGACATGATAAGTATAGAAGGTAAAACGAATTTCTTCGAAAAGCGTGTATCGGAATATGCTTTGGCTGAAAAAACAAAAACGGAAGATGTGTTTGAATTAAGTGATGATTTTTAAATAATAATTTAAATATAAATATAATTAATTAATTATGGAATTACCTAATTTATTAATTAATTCTCACATAAATAATTCAAATGCTTTACATTTATTATTAGACAGTATTAATTTGTTAGAAGGAGCATTTAATATTTATATAGTTATTGGTGGATGTTATGATTTACCTTCTTATCATATATCGCAGAGAGAAAATCAAACTATAATAAAAGCTAATCATAATTCTATAGATTTTACGGCATTTATAAGTATTTTAGAATGCAAAGATATTTTAAATATAAACGATAACCATAGTTTTTTGTATTTGCATGATACATGTAAAGTTGGATTAGAATTTATAAATAAATTAAAAAAATATACCCCATATAATACGATAGGAATAGGTCATCCAAGTATGAATATAGGAATATATGAAATGAAAACATTGAAACAATTTGAGAGAAATATATTGGAATTAAAAAATAATGACCCATTGAAAGAATTATATTTTAAAAATCATGGATTTAATGTAGAAGGATTAATATTTTATTTAAGTAGATGTCCGTTAATAATTAATAATAAAGCTCCTTATGAAGTAAAAGGTTATGAAGATATATATAATACAGGATATAAAAGAAGAATAGATTATATTGAATGTTTAGACCTATATAAATTTAAGGCCAATTACCCGAATTCAGAGAGAAATGATAAAAATAAATTATCTCTATAAAACGGCTTACTTATTCGTATTATCTAATTTTAATGACTCTTTTTTTATTTTCATAGTTTTAAAACTAATACAATTTGTTAATAAAGTAGATAACATATCACAATAAGGTTCTTTTATTTTTTCTCCTTGACATTCTTCCTTTAATTTTATTTCATAATCTTTACATATATTTGAATATTTTGTATCATTCATATTACTTTATAATAAAATTAATATTTAAATATAAATTTTTATATAATTTTAATGTCCAAATTAGCATTTATTACTGGAATAACTGGTCAAGATGGTTCTTATTTATCAGAATTGTTATTAGAAAAAGGATATAAAGTTTATGGAATTGTTAGAAGAACATCTTTAGTATATAGTTACAGTAGAATAGATCATATAAGAAGTAAATTACATTTAGAATATGGAGACTTAACAGATGGGTCATCAATAACTAATATAATACATAAAATTATAAACGAAAACACTAATTTTCAAATATTAGAAATTTACAATTTGGCTGCCCAAAGTCATGTTAAAATCTCCTTTGAAATTCCTGAATATACTTCATTGGTAGATGGTATAGGAACTTTAAAAATATTAGAAACAATTAGAGTATTACCATTAGAAATTCAAAGTAAGATTAAATTTTATCAAGCAGGAACAAGTGAAATGTATGGAGAAGTAAGAGAGACACCTCAAAATGAAAATACTCCTTTTAATCCCCAATCGCCATATGCATGTGCAAAAGTTTATAGTCACTTTTTAGTTAAAAATTACAGAGAAGGTTATGGTTTATTTGCTTGTAACGGAATTTTATTCAACCACGAGAGCTCTAGAAGGGGGGCTAATTTTGTAACTGCTAAGATTGTGAATGGTGTAAAAGATATTATGAAAGGAAAAACGCCATTTTTACAATTAGGAAATATACATAGCAAAAGAGATTGGGGTCATTCTAAAGATTATGTATATGGAATGTGGTTAATGATGCAAGAAGAAAAACCAGATGATTATGTTCTAGCTACAGGAGTTACAACAACAGTTAAAGAATTTATTGAAAAGGCATTTAAGTATGTAAATATAGAAATTGAATGGGAAGGAGAAGGAGAAGAATTGTATGGATATAATAACAAAGACAGAATGACATTAGTAGTAATCGATAAAAAATATTTTAGACCATGTGAAGTAGATTTATTATTAGGTGATGCAACCAAAGCTAGAGAGAAATTAGGATGGAAATTAAATTACGATTTAGAGGGATTAATAAAAGATATGTTTGAAAATGAAAATTAAATTATATTTTAATAATAATGATTGAAAATATAATTTTGATACCATATAGGAATAGACCTAAACAACTTGAACTATTTATAAATGAATGTGCTCCAATAATAATAGAAAATTTACCTAATAGTAAAATAATAATAATAGAACAAGAAGAAGAGAAGGATTTTAATAGAGGGTTTTTATTAAATTGTGGTTTTAAAGAATATGAGAACAAATGTAAATATTTTTTAACACATGATATAGATATTTTCCCCAAAGAAAAAGTATTAAAAGAGATATATAAGAGAGAAATTAATTTAAATCAAATACTTGCTATTAGTAGTCCTCATTCTTCCTTAGGAGGAGTAATAAAAGTATGCGAAAATACTATTTTTGGTATAAATGGTTTTCCAAATAATTATTATGGATGGGGAGCAGAGGATAAAGCATTACAAAATAGAGCGGAATTAAGAAAATGTGAAATTATTAGATATAATTATCATAAAAAGCAAAGTAATAATGAATATTTTAAGTATTTACCAGAGGATTATAAGGACTCTAAGAAAATAAATTTTGAGCAAAAGAGTATGTTTGAATATAATTTATTTCAAGAATTATCTACAGAAGATAAGATTAGTCATATATTAACAAATGGATTAAACAATCTTAAGTATGAAGTAATAGAGAGAAAATCAGAAAAAAATGTGGATATAATAAAAGTTAAAATAATATAAATATAATAAATTAAGTATTATAATGAGTGTGACTATTCATGTAATGGGTGGATTAGGTAATCAATTATTCCAAATTTTTACATTAATTTCCTATAGTTTAAAACATAAAAGACCTTTTTATTTTGAAAAATCAGTGCCATCTAGGGAAGATAGACCGTTTTATTGGAATAATTTTTTAAAAACAATGGTACCATTTATAAAAAATGGAATAGAAGTACCAATATATAGAGAACCTAATTTTCATTATGATCAATTACCTCTTATTAATCAGCAAATAAAGTTTTTTGGTTATTACCAATCATATAAATATTTTGATGAAAATAAACATTCTATTGAAAAATTTATAAGATTGGAAGAACAAAGAAATATGTTTAAAAATGAATATGATTTTACTAATTTTGTTTGTCTACATTTTAGAGTGGGGGATTATGTGAATCTTCAACATCATCATCCTTTAATGCCTATTGAATATTATAAAAAAGCACTTCAACAATTAATTAAAACAACTAATAAAGAAAATTGGACTATTTTATATTTTTGTGAAGATAATGATATAAATTATGTAAATGAAAAAATAAATATTTTAAAAACCGATTATCCTAATTTAAGTTTTCAAAAAATAGATAGTAAATATCAAGATTGGGAGCAGATGTTAATGATGTCATTATGTCAACATAATATAATAGCAAATAGTAGTTTTAGCTGGTGGGGAGCTTATTTTAATAAAAATATAGAAAAAAAAATTTTTTATCCGTGTAAATGGTTTGGATATGCCCAAGGTAATAAAAAAACAGAAGACTTATTTCCAAATAATTGGATTAAAATACAATTTTAAACAATAAATAAAATAATATTTTTATTATTTATTGTTTAATGTAAAAAGCATCACCCCATCCAAAATTAGAGGCTATTTGGGTGGCTACTCTAGTAAATCCAAAATTTTTTAGATATTCATCAATTTCACCAACTAAATTACAATCTTTATAAACATAATCTGTATTGATTTCTGTATAAATATAATCTATATGGGATAAATATTTTTCCATAGATTTCAAAGCTCTTAATTCTACCCCTTGAATATCTAAATTCAAAAAATTTAAATGTTGAATAGGAATGTTATTTTCTTCAATAAGAGTATCTAATCTTTTAGTTTTTCCTTGAATAGTTCCTGTAAATTTTACATGAGGATGATGAATTGTATGTGTTCCAAACTCTAATAAAGATGAACTTTGTCCATTATTAGAAACATTGAAGGTTATTTCTTTATCATCTACTTCATCTACAAAGGCTTGATAAATATTTGGCACATTCTTAGATTTCATTAGTAATACCTTATGTTCCATAGCTTCCACCCAATATATTTGTG